GGATAACCTTACGCTGACCGCCGATGCGCTGGCCCAGTTCAACCCGCAGCAAGCCGGCATGGCCCTGCCCACGCTGGCCAGGCTGCAGGCGGCTGCGCAGGCGCAGGGGCAAGACGGCGGCGAGGCCTCCCGCGCGGCGCTTGAAATGCTCAAGGTGGTTTCGGCGCGCGGCGGGTTCAAGAACGCAGAGGAGTTCCAGCGCCAGGCCGATTGGGCACAGCGCGTGCAATCGGCCACGGGCGGTCAGGTGTCGCCGCAGGAGTGGCTGGGCGTGCTCAAGGGTGGCGGCGTGGCCGCGCGCCAGCAGAGCGAGCAGGCCATGTACGGGCTGGCGCCGCTGGTGGCCAGCATGGGCGGCGAGGCCGTGGGCAAGGCACTGTTCAAGGGCAACCAGTCGCTGCACATGGGCACGGTGGGCAGTGAGCAGGCGCGCATTTTGCAGCGCCTTGGGCTTATCGGCGATCCGTCCCGCGTCAAATTCGACAAAGTGGGCCAGGTGGCCCAGCTTGGTCCCGGAGCGCTCAAGGGCGACAAGCTCTTTACAACCGACCGAGCCAAGTGGATGTATGAGGTGTTTTTGCCTGCGTTGCAACAACGCGGCATCACCAGCCAGCGCGGGGTGCTGGAGGCGATTCAGGCGGTTTCTGGCAAGCAGAAAGACGCCGCCGAGTTCATGGCGCAGCTGTATTTGCAGCGCGCCAAGATTGAGCAGACCCGCCAGCGCGTGGCCGGCGCCGAGGGAATTTCTACCGCTTACGACCGCAGCATGGGCGGCGCCGCAGGGCAGGAGCTGGCGCTGGCCAAGCGGCGCGAGGATTTGTACAACAGCATGGGCAAGAACCTGCTGCCGCTGTACGTAAAACTGCTTGAGGTTGTCAATAAGGTTGTGGCGTGGATAGCGCGCTTTGCGGAGCAGCATCCTATGCTGGCCAAGGCGATTGCGGTCGGCGCGGCTGGATTGGCGGTGCTGGTGGCGGTGCTTGGCGCCGTGGCGATTGGATTCGGCGCGCTGTTGGTCAAGGGGTTGTTATTTGCCAAGGTGTTTGGCGGAATTGGCGTGGCGGCCAAGGTGGCTGGCGGCAGTGTGATGTGGCTTGGCGGCGCGTTGAAAGGTGTGGCGCTGTGGGGCGCGCGCCTTGGCGGCGGCGGCGCGGTTGGTTTGCTGAAATTTGCCGGCGCGGTGGGGCTGATGGCCACGGCGATCTATCTGTGGATCAAGAATTGGGAAGGCATCAAGGGCGGTATGGCGGCGATCTGGGAGGACTTGGGCACAATCGATTTGACTGGAATCGGCCTCAAGATCGCGTTCTCGCTGGTCAGCGGCATCCTCGGCTTTTTGGGGCTGGACGGCGCCGCCCAATGGGTGCAGGACTGGGGCGACAGGATCATTCAGGCGTGGGACAAGTTCAGCTTGTATGAGGTGGGCGCGAACATGGTCACGGGGCTGCTCAAGGGCATCACGTCGAAATATACCGAGCTGCGCGACAGGTTTTCTATGATGGCCGGCGATATGGTCGACAACATCAAGGGAAAGCTTGGCATCAGCAGTCCCAGCCGCGTATTTGCGGAGCTGGGTGGCTATATCAGTGAAGGGCTGGCGCTGGGGATGGAGCAGCGGCAGAAGCTGGTGAGCTCTGCCGCTCTTGCGCTGGCCGCTGCCACCATGCCTGTGGGCGCCGCCGGCATGGCCGCTGCCGGTGGCCTTGCGCGATCGCAGGCCGGAGCGCCCGCCATGCAGGCTGGCAGCACCTACAACATCACCATCAACGCAGCGCAGGGCATGGACCCGCAGGCGATCGCGCAGGCGGTGCAGCGCGCCCTGGATGAGCGCGAGCGTGCCCAGCGCGGGCGTGTGCTCAGCCAGTTGAGCGACATGGAGTAGCCGCATGGCCGAGTTGCAAGCCCTTGAGACATGGGCCGCCGCCCTGATGCAGCGCCTGGGGCCAGCCGCGTCGGCCAAGCTGGCGCGCGGCATCGCCGTGGAGCTGCGCAAGCGCAACATGGCGCGCATGCGAGCGCAGCAGGGGCCAGACGGCGCGGCGTGGGCGCCGCGCAAGTCACTGCGCGGCCGCCGCGCCGCGCTGCGCGAGGCCACTGGCCCCATGATGCGCAAGCTGGCCAGCGCCAAATACCTGCGCACCAGCGCCAGCGCCAGCGTGGCCAGCGTGGGTTTTGACGGGCGCGTGCAGCGTGTGGCGCAGGTGCATCATTTCGGACTGCGCGACCTGGTGAACTACCCGCACGGCCCGCGCTACGACTACCCGGCACGCGGACTGCTTGGTTTGCCGGACGATGATCTGGAAACCATCCGCGACATGATCCTCAACCAGGTGGGAGGGACCGACTGAAAAAAGACGGGCGGCCCTGATCGGTGCGGGAACACCGGCCAGAACCCCGAACCGCAGAACGTGCCTGCAAGCCCGGCGAGGCCCGCCACCTGAGCTCAGGCGGTGTCAAGCCTAGCAAAACTTTTGGCTTGTATGCAAGAGATACGTTGCGGCCAATGCCGTAGAAAGTTGGGCGAGGGCGACTACACCCGCCTGACCATCAAGTGCCCGCGCTGCCGGGCTATCAACACCCTGAGGGCCGAGCGCCCCCAACCCGCGCGTCATGGAACGCCTGAGACCAGGAACGACCATGACAGTACGCAAATCAAGCTATCTAACTGATAGCAATCAAGACGCACCACGGCGGGCGCTTTTGCGCTATTTCGGCGGAAAGTGGGCCCTTGCGCCGTGGGTGCTGGCGCACCTTCCTCCGCATCGCATCTATTGCGAGCCGTTCGGCGGCGCCGCCAGCGTGCTGCTGCGCAAGCCTCGCAGCCGTATCGAGGTCTACAACGATCTTGATGATGAGATCGTGTCGCTTTTCAGGGTGGTGCAGGATCCAGCGAGTTGCCGCGAGCTGATGCGCCGCCTGCGCCGCACACCCTACGCCCGCCGCGAGTTCGAGCGCGCGTTCCAGCACAGTACAGACCCCATCATCCGCGCCCAGCGCGCCATCACGCGCGCCTACCAGTCATTCCACCATGAGGCGCTGTTCAACCTTAAAAAAACCACGTTCGCAGATGCCAGGCACCGGACCAGTAATCACTGCAAAGCGCACGAGTGGTCCACCTACCCGCGCGGCCTTGCGGCCATCTGCAGGCGCATGCAGGGTGTTGTGATTGAGTGCCGTGACGCCCTCGACGTGATCCGCGCCCAAGACACCCGGGACACCCTCTTCTTCGTCGACCCGCCGTACCTACCGTCGACTCGCTCCAAATCAGGCTATCGCCACGAAATGGACGAAGCCGCCCACGCTGCCCTATTAACCAGCCTGCGCAAGGTAAAAGGCATGGTGGTGCTGGCCGGTTATCCCTCCGATTTATACGACCGCACTCTACACGATTGGACGCGCCTGGAACACCACCACTACGCCGCCGGGAGCCAGCGCCAGCGCACCGAGGTCCTGTGGCTTTCCAAAAATTCCACCCGCCACCTTCACCCCACCCCCAAGCGCGCCGTCGCCACCCCGCCGCGCCTGCGCGCTTCGTAGGGCGCTCTTGATGGTGGTGCCGGGGTAGGCCGCGCCCATGCCAGGCGTGGCCTATCGCGCGGCTTTGCAGGCTTAAATCCCGACGTTTTTTTGTGGTCTTTGCGCAAAAACTCACCAAATCTGCCGTACCGAGACTATAGGGTATGGGGGGGTGATGGGAACGTGCTAATTTTCCTAATCGAAGTGCTCACTACCGCTGTGAAGCAGGAAACATAGTGGTTTGCGTGTCGGAAACAGGTTAGGGTAGAACATAATCTGACCTAATATTTATTAGGGTCGATCCATAACCTATTGATTTCATTGGGGCCAGTCACGTGAAAAAATTATGGTTCGAAAACCTAATAAGGTTAGGTCAATGTTATAAAAAAATTATAGTTGTATTGTTTAAAAAAGCTATAGCTGGCAAGGCTTTCAAGCGAAGTGCTTGCTCTTGTTATAAAAATTATGCTTTCCCCACACCCCCCTATATCCTCAGCCTGAAGCCTGCCTCGCGTGCGTATGTGCGCGTATCGTTGGCGTTCGACTCCATGGCAACGAGCAACGATTCCTTCCTTGGCGATCTTTTGTGGCCTACAGGATGGCCTACATGGGCGCAGAAGCGTCTGCAGCCCTTGTAAATTCAGGCGACAGAGAGGACTCTCTCTCCGCCACCCATTTTTGACCTCGAATTCTTCTTTCAAATCAACAGGTTAGAAGATTTGAGGTTTTTGCTTTCCCCCACGCCTTTCCCCCACGCTGCAGGGGCCGACGAAGGGCCTTTCGGTGCCCTCAAAGTTGAGGCTACACCAGGGGCATGAGACACGGGCATTCATGGAAAGCCTTCCCGGTGTGCGTGATTCGTTCATTCGCTCACGCTCCCGCTCCTGCTCCCGCCAACGCTAACGCTCCCGCTCCCGCTCCCG